CTGCACCAAGAGTTGGTGTAACAAAAGTTGGGCTAGTAGTAAATGCTACTGTTCCAGAACCTGCTTCATCAGTTAATGCTGCTGCAAGGTTTGCAGAAGATGGTGTAGCAAGGAATGTAGCTACGCCAGTTCCAAGACCAGAAACATCATTTGCAATTCGTACTGTAAGTGTGTTGCTTGCACCATCAATTGTCTTGTTTGTAAGAGTCTGTGTTGCAGCTGTTACTAGTGTACCGTTTAGGTAATAATCTTTGCCAGAAGCAAGATTAAGGTGTTCAGATGAGGTCCATGCATCGGTTGCATCTACCCAGTTGATAGTTTTGTCTGTAGCACCCTTAAGAGTAATACCACCACCGTCAGCGCCAGCATCTGTTGGTGTTGCTACTGAACCAAGTGTAAGGTTTTTGTCATCAACTGTAATTTCTGTTGAGTTAATTGTAGTTGTTGTACCATTAACTGTTAGGTCCCCTGAAAGAACCAAAGATGTACCAGTTGCTACGCCAATGTTTGGTGTTATAAGTGTTGGGGTATCAGCAAAAACAAGTCCGCCAGTACCAGTCTCATCAGAGATTACTGTACGAAGTTCTGCTGAAGTAGTTGCTGCAAAAACATCTAACTTATTATTTGTAAGAGCAACAGTACCTGTAGCATCTGGCAAAGTAATAGTGCGATCTGCTGTAGGGTTTGTTACTGTAAGAGTTGTCTCATTATCATCTGCAGATGAACCTTCAAATACTACGCTTGAATCTGAAAGTGCAAGTCCTGAAACTACTGGGCTTGTAAGTGTCTTATTTGTAAGTGTTTGTGTGTTAGTCGTTCCAACTACCGCACCTGTTGCACCGTGTGCTTCTGTTGCACCTGTGTGAGTTGTAAGATCTGATGATGAAGCCTTGCCTGCAAGATCCGTAGTAAGGCCTTGAATCTTAGACTGTGCAATTGCTGCTGATGCATTAATGTCGCCGTCAACAATAGTTCCGTCTGTGATCATTGTGCTAGTTACTGTGCCAGTATCTCCAGTAGTTACAAAGTTAGAATCTGAAAGAGCAGTATTAAATTCTGCAGTAGTTCCAGTTATTGTGTTTGTTGCTAGTGATATTGACTTATTTGAAAATGTATTTGTTGATGATGCTGTTACTGTGATATCTGAAGTAAGTGCTACTGTACCAGTTGCGTCTGGAAGTGTAATTGTGCGGTCTGCTGTTGGGTCTGTTACTGCAAGAGTTGTTTCAAAATCATTTGCTGTTGAACCTTCAAACTCAATGCTTGAACCAAATACGCCAACTGCTGCTGGTGCTTGCCACTCAACGCCATATGTGGCACCTGAGTTTGCTGTAAGTACTTGACCATTTGTACCAATGCCAAGACGTGCTACTGCATCGTCTGCACTACCTACAATTAAATCACCCTTAGCGTCAACGACACCTGCTGTGATAATGTTTTTTCCATTAACGGTTGCTGTTGATCCTTCAACAACTAATCCCGCTTTTACTCTAAAATCTTTAGTTACTGTTGCCATCTTTTATCTCCTTGGTTAAGCCTTTAATCCTATACGCAAATAGCGTAAGGTTATAGGGGTTTGCCCTCCCACTGGAATTACAGTTAATGAAACTGTGTTTCCCGCTCTAGACACGGAGATGGTGCCAATATTCCCATCATTGTCTACTGTTCCATATTCGCTAACATTTACATCTGTATTGTCAGGAACAATTGTTAATTCTGTGGCCCAATATTTATTTGCACCGCCAGAAGTCTTTTTAATTGAGATCAAGTATTTTACTGATCTCCATTCAGTTGTCAAAAAATTGTCAAAAATTGTTGAGTTTTCAATACCGTTGATTGTGACTTCGTTATTACCATCTGAACCAAGATCTGTTGATCTTGCAGATGTACTGTCAATCAAGTCTTCGTAATTTTCTTGAGTTGGACGATCTCCTGTTTGAAACAAAGACTTTATGCTTGAGATTGATAATTTAGCCATGCTTGAATTATATCATATATTTTAAATAATCCAATTAGAGAAACCAATAACTTGCAAGCCAATTCCTGGTGGATTTGAAGAAGCATACCCTTCAATTACAATAGAAGTAAACCTAACTCTAAATGGAAGTATTGACTGCGCTATTGTTTCTGTATTAGAATAACTTATTTTTGTTATTGGATAATTAACTACTCTTGGAACTGTAGACCTATTTCTGTAATCATCAATAATTACAGCTGTTGCCATTAGTCAGTTACATCCTCAATAATTATCATTTTGCCTTGGCAAACTGTCCAAACTCTATCCACATCTCTTAACTCAACATCAAAAACATCACCAGTCTTTAACTGTATTGTTTGTGCTGCTGTTAAGGAAACTGTAAATTCTCCTTCTTCATCATTTACTGTTGCTACAGGAGTAATTGTAAAAATAGTACCAGCGGAATCCTGATCAATATTGTTTGCAACATCTGGACGACGAAACTGACAAAGAATATCCCAATCATCAATTACTAGTGGTTCCCTGTTATCATCTGTTGTGTATACCCTAAATGCTGCTGTGTCTCCTTTAACAACCGTCCAAGAAACAATTGGTGGTCTCAAACCAACATCGTAGGTTCCTGATTCTTGTCCTCTGTATGTAGCCATTATGCTAATCCTTCTTTTAGTGATCCCCAAGTACCGTTGCCTTTTGGCTGACCAACAATAATTATACCTGAACTATTTGATTTAGCAACAATAGCAACTACTGAAGCATTAGCTGGTTTTGTTTTTGTAAGTCCTCCAGTTGCACCAACATAAAGTTTATCTCCAGCAAGATATGAACTTGTATTTATACCATCAAAAACACCAGAAATAATTACAGTACTTGTTGCATTATTTCCAATTGCTTCTTGAGCTAAACCTAAAATTGGAAATGTATCAATATCTGAAGATTCGCACTTTGCAACGGTAGCAAAGCCAGCAACTGAAGAATATCCAGTTATGTATACTGGATCACCCTTAGCAATATTTACACCACTGTCATTGTGAACGCCAAGAGCAAGATATGTCTTTAAGATGTCTCTAAGAGCTGCATCCACTGCTTCTGCAAGAGATTGCATATCTCCATGAACATTTACTGGATCACTAGATAATGGAAATGGTATGTCGTAGTTAGTTGTTATTCCTGTAGCCATAGTCATTCTATTATACCACTTCAAAAAAATAATATATTTTATTATAAAATTATTATTAAAATAACGTACAAATCGGACATTGACTTGTACTTGTCAGTAGAAACATGATATACTTAATTATGAGACCAACGTGGGTCTCATTCGTTTCTTAGGAGGTAAAAACTATGAGAGAAACTAAGGTGTGGTTTGGGGTACTATTGATGGTGGCTTCTTCAGCGGTATTTGCTAATAACGCTAATGCTACCCCCAAGAATAATTTACTAAAACAATCTATATCAAAAGAAGCCCCTGCCGCCCACAAAGCGGCATTTGTTGTTTCTAAACGATCAATTCTTAAAAAATATGAAAATGCATCAAAACTGTCAGATAAAGATTTATACTTGCTTTTGGGTGCAGTTGGCTTTGAGGGTAAAAAACTAAAAGAAGCCTGGGCTATAGCAAAAAAAGAATCTAACGGAAGACCAATAGCTTTTAATGGAAACTCAAAAACTGGAGACAGTTCATACGGTATTTTCCAAATTAATATGATTGGAAATCTAGGTCCCGAAAGACGGGAAAAATTTAATTTAAGGTCAAACTCTGATTTATTTAATCCAGTAATAAATTCACAAATTGCATATCATATGAGTGCTGGCGGAAAGAACTGGGATGCTTGGAAGGGTATAACCAAAAGAACTAAGGAATGGCTTAGTCTGTTTCCATTTTAACCATTGGTTAGACTATCTATACCTATTTCCATTAATGTGACATATTTCTATCTCATTAATGTTTACGTGGCTAGGCATTGATGCTACCCAGCTTATAGCCTCTGCCATATCTTCTGCAGTTAAAGCATTATCTTTTTTTTGCTCCTGTGTGTCAATTGTGCTTGGGCAAATCTCAGTAATTTTAATTTTATACTGCGGAAATTCTATTCGCATTGTGTCAATTAGTCCTCTTTGTCCTCTTTTAGCATTTGTATAGTTTCCGCCTCCAGGATATGGAACCTTTCCACCAAAAGAATTAATAAAAATAATAGTGGGAGAAGATGATTTTTGCATGCACGGAACAAACAACTGAGACATATACATTGGTCCAGTTACATTTATGTCATATGCTTTTCTAAAATTTTCTGGTGTTTCGTTTACAATAGTGGTTGGACTTGCTCCACCACCAGCATTGTGCACTAAAAGATCTAAAGATATTTCTTTATATTTTTCAAAAAATGTTTTAACTCCAACAGAGTCTGTAATGTCTAATTGATACACCTCAACATTGTCACAAATAAGATTAGAGACTTTTGACAAGTTTCTTGAAACAGCAATAACTTTGTATCCACTTTCAGATAAAAGTTTTACAGTGGCATACCCAACACCCTTACTTGCCCCTGTAACTATTGCTGTTTTCATTCTTATTGCCTTTAGCGATTACGCATTGGCATATCGTTGTGTATCCAGTGTCCTGGTATCATATACTTAAATTTATTTTTTACTAAGTGAGCAGTATGATAATATGGTGCTGATGATGGAAAAATAACAATACTTCCTGCTTTAGGTTTTACTGCAAAATCAACTGAATTATTTTTTACTGCAATGTCATAATCTAGTTCAGGAGAAGGTCTTTCATTTCTTTTATCATAATCGGAAAGAGTAAACGATACTTCTCCACCATCAAAATCATCATTTAAGTATATGTTAAAGGAATACCTTAGTGTTGTGTCTCCGTCATTTTGATCAAAGTGAGATCCCATTCCTACTCCAGCATTATATTTTTTTATGTTAAAAACAGGAAATAAATTTGGCTCATCTGTGTCTCCCATAGCCAAGGCATAATCTTTACAAACTTCATAAAAAGACTCAGAAATTGTGTTATAAACATAAAGCATTTTAGATTTGTATGGTTCTTGCATATTATTAATTTCAGACAAGTCATAGGTTTTTGTTAATCCGTAGATAAAGGTTTTATCATTAGATGCTGTCCAGTCTAACCAAGAAGATATACCTTCAGATTTTTCCATTTCATCTAGTTTGTCAATCGTTTTCATTAGCTCTTCAAAATTTTTAATACAGTCCTCATAGTAATAAACTTTTTCTTCTAGTATAGTTTTTTTCATCATTTTTTCTTTTCTCTAGTATTTATTATTCTTATAAAAATTTTTTATTTTTACAAAACCAACAAGAACATACCTAATTGGTCCCTTTCCAACGTGTTTTACTCCGTGTTCAAATTCATCATTTCCAGGAAATATAAGCAAAGATCTTTTTTTAGGCTTTATTAGTTGTTCATTTTTTTTAAAAAAAAGTTCTCCGTCAAGATAGTCATCGTTTAAATATATTATTGCAGCATACTTAATTGAAGGGTCAGTATGTTGATCTGTATGAGGTTTTAGTTCAATACCCTCCTGCATTCTTTGTATAGTTCCAAAACCAGAAAGCCCTAAAGAATCATCTGCCTCTTGAACAAAAACGTTTAATTTTTTATGAATTATTTTATATATTGGGTTATCAACTATGTTTAAATTTTTGTCTTGCCAACCTTTAGTAACTTCAAACTTTCCTTCAGCAACAAGGCTATCTACGTCATCTCTTCCAAATTTTTCTAGACAAAAACGTTTTAAATTTTGAGTATATTCTATAAACCATGTTTCTTCTTTTGTGTCATTTATAATATTAAGAATTATTTCTAATTCTTCTTCTGAAATAAAATTTTCTACTACTAAAACATTCTCCATAATTTCATCTACAACAAAGCCAGCTTCTTCAAGTTCTTTTTTTAAAAATGTTTCCATGTTAATCAAGTCCTTTTATCTTGTATTTATTTCCTTTATCATCAATCTTGTATCCTTCTTTAAGAATTTCTTGCCATTTTGCTCTTTCAACTTCTTGCTTTGCTCTTGTTTCTTTCATTTCTGCTGCCCATGAATCTCTTAGTTCTTGTGGATAAGCATCTTCTTCTCTATCGTCCCAAAAAGATCCTATTGTGTATCTTACTCCACTTTCTATTAAGGATACTTCGTGCATGTTATTAAATCCACCGTCAAAAACAGCAAGCATTCCAACCTGTGGCTTAATTTCTATATTTTGATCTGGAAATTTAAGTATTCCACCTTCAAAATTATCATTAAGGTACAAGAATCCAGCATAACGACTTCTTGTAAATGCTCCAGAGTTTCCATGTTCATCAGTATTGTCTGAGTGCATTCTTGCATATGCCCCTGGCTCCCATTTTTGTGTATGGTATCCAATCTTAGAAATTGTTTTTGGATCTAAATTATGAATAGATGCTATTGCCTGTGGCATTATATTTTCAATGTCTGAAAAAATTGTTGGAACTAATCCAGTATCAAGAACTTCTTGATCTCCATCTTTTGGAAGAATAGATGAGTATGACTCATAAAAAGAAATTGGCATCCATGATATTTTATTGTTATTTGCTTGTGCATCTAAAACATTAATCATTTTTTGACAAGTTTCTTCATCAATAAAGTTTTCGTATACTACTATATCCTTTGTTATTCTTTTTTTGTTATTTAAGTTCATGGCTTTCTATCTCCTGTATGCTCTGTTATTTCCCAGAAAAATGGACAGGTATATCTTATACCACTTTTAATTTCTGTTACTCCGTGAACGTAATTCATATCACCTGGAAAAAAATACGCTGCACCTTTTTTAGGTTTAAACTGTACACCTTGTAGTGGAAAATATAATTCTCCACCTTCATAGTCCTCGTTTAAATAAAATAGACTTGAAAGGTCATAGTTTGGAAAATCATTAGGAAGTCCTGCATCTGGGCCTTCGTGTAGTTCTTTATCTGCATGAGGGTTCTGAAACTGGCCTGGAAGCCATCTAACAATAGTTGTACCAGTTGGAATAACCTTTACCTTGTAGAACTCTTCAACTATTGGCTTAAGCCTTTTAAATAATCCTGCAATTACTGGAGCAATTGTTGGATCATTTTTATCTAAAGTTGGACTAGTTGCCACTCTATCTTTCCAATATTCAGAGTCATAGACAACTGTTCCATTTTCATTTATATGGCTTTGAGTTATATCCCATATAGTTAAAGACTTTGCAGCTTTTTCTAAAAACTCTATTTCTTCTTGAGTCATAAAGTTTTCTAGCTCAACAATCATTTCTTTGCCGTTACCAAACCAACCAGAGGGTGTCATTGAAGGCTTTCTTACTACAACAGAGGCGTTTAAATTATCCATAATTAGATTATACCATTTCACTGTTATCTTCTACTGAAAGACGTAAAACCTTTGTTTCATGACTTCCTAAGCTTTGACCTTTTTCATTTATTGCATCTCTGTACCAATCTGTCCAGTTACCAGACTTGTTTACTTCTTGAGCGGCAATTCCATATAGTCTATGTTTGTTTTGTCTTACATTGTCTTCATCTTTATAGTCATGTATTTTAATTGAGGTATTATCTAGTGCCGTCAAAGAAATTGGAAGGATTGTTGCAATTGGCTGGCCTGCCTTTATTAATATTTCTTTATTTGGAACCTTTGCTTTTATTGCTAATGGAAAATCATTGTCAAACCAAGAAGTACTAATAAGTGAAGATATAACTTCAAACTCTAAATTAAAATAATTTACTGGATTTATTGTAAACAAGCTAATATTATTTTCTGTTTTAAATGTTAGACCTGTTGTAAAGCTTATACTTGATTGCCCTCTTCCAGTATAGATTAAACTATCTTCTCCTAAAATTTTAACATTGTCTTGTGATGTGTCGTTTATTCCATTCCAAATAAATTTAACATCTTCACTCCATGCTAAATTCCAACCAATCATGTTTGCCTGAGTAACTGGAAAACACCTATACGCATGCTTTTCTGGAGTTTCATCCATCCAATCTCTTTTTATTGACATTGGAGATATGATTGTCTTAGACTTAGTCCTTTTTTCTACAGAAATATTTAACATTAGTCTGTATCTGGAGTATACATTTCTGGGGTATGAAATTTTTTGTTAAAATCTAACATTGTAACAATTGAATATTTTGTACCAGAATGAACTGGCATTGCCCTGTGTGGATACATATAGTTTGATGGAAATATAAACAAGTCACCAGCTTCTGGCTTAACATTTAAATTTTGAAGTCTAAAGTTTAATTCTCCGCCATCATAGTCATCGTTTACGTATGCAACTAAAGAAACTGTACAGTTGTAGGAAAAACCATGATCATGATGTTCTTGAAAGTGTTGTCCTGGACCATATTTAATAAAATTAAATGCCTCCCAATAGTTTAAGCCCATTATGTTGTATTCTGCACGATAATCTTCTACAGCAGCAAACTGTGCATCATAAACTTTTTGCCATAGATCTTGCAAAATTAAAGATTTTTCACTTTTATCATTTTCTATATCTGTTTTTTTAAATTTAAAATCAACACAATCTCTGTATTCTGGCATAAGCTCTTTGTATCCTACATATGCTGGCATCCAGTGATATTTGTTTCCTTCAGGAGATAGCTCTCCATATCCAGCAACTGATCCTAGAACACTCTCAAGTGTATTTATTACATCAAATTCTTTTTTAATTACATTTTTATACAAAAAAATACCGCTGCCTAAATTTTGTTTTTCTGTCCAAGTTTTCATAGTTTCCCCTTTTTATTTATATTCTCTTTTATTCCAAACTTTATTTTTGTATATCCCACCATCTGGTTGACGGTAAAACTTCATGTTCTTTACCATTTTATCATAAATTGTTGTTTGATTTTGAAATTCTACCTCATGCTCCCAATTTTCTCTTTTAAATGGCAAAACTTGCATATATGGGGTTCCTGCTGGAATAGTTCCTTCCCATCCTATTGGAATAAAAAATGGAAACGTTCCTAAAAGATGAACCTTGTCATTATCAACAACTCCAGTTGTATTTAAAAATGGTAGATCAAATCTGTTCATTGGTGTCATAAATAAAGCACTATAGCCTTCTGGTAGCTCAAATCCCCAATCTGGATACCAAGCAAAATGATCCTGATAAAAACCTTCTGGATGTTTAAATTGTGGCATAGGTGGTCTTCTACTGCAAAAATCTTTATACTTTTGATCTAAAATTTCAACATCAATTATGTCATTATTGTTTTTAAAAAATCTAATATCGCATGGAGTTTTTAATATATATCCAGTTAAAAATGAATCCATAATTGCTGGACAGGCTTTCCATGTAGGAATCTTTCCATAGTCATTTTTTGTTCCTTCTTTTGGAAAAGGACAAATTTCTTTTGATGCTGGATAGTGTTTTTTAGTAATTGGATCCTTAAAAAATCTATCCGCATTTTTATACCAATCAGGTATTGTGTTTTGAGTAGGGGATGGAACTGATGGACTTTCTTTGTTTAGCCAATCTTTGTAAGATCTAAAAATTATTTTATTAAAGTTTACTGACTTCACTATTTATGACCAAGTTCATTTATGTCTGTCATTACAACAACACAATACTTAGTTCCTGTCTTCATTGGCAATGATGCATGCTCATAGATATAATTTGATGGAAAAATTGCTATGTCTCCAACTTGTGGTTTATGCACATAATTATCTAATCTTGGAAATTTAATTTCTCCACCCTCATAATCATCATTAATGTATATAACGGCAGATACTGTGCAGTTATATGCTGGTCCGTGGTCTGCATGAATGTTAAAGTGCGTTCCTTCACCTTCATATTTTACAAAATTAAATGCTTCATAATAAACAACATGTATTCCCCAATATTTTGCATAATCATCTATGCAATATTTTAGTTTTTGATATATCTCTTCATGAAGATCAATTAGTTCTTCATTTGTTTCATCTCTTGGCCCTAAATTTTCTTGCTTATACTTAAAATCTACACAGTCTCTTGCTTTTTTAATTGGATTAGGTGAGTTAGTAACTGTAGCCTCTGCCCATTTATATTTTTTATCACCTGATAGATTTGATTCAAGAATATTTATATATCTATTTGCATCATCAATTGAAAAAGTATTCTTGTATATGTTTAATCCGATACCTGGATTTTCAACAGTAATCTTTTCATCAACAGATCTGTTAACTCTATTTAATACTGTTTCTGATCTGTCTTTTGTAAACCATGGGTTTTCATTTTCATCATAGGTTTGCATAATGCATATACCCCCTTTTTCTTAATTTAATTGTACCATAAAAACTTTATGTCAATTAAATATTTACTTTTACCAACAACCAGTAAATGTTGGGAAGTATGGGGGTGGAGCAAATCCTGGGAAGAACGGGAAGTAAGGTGGGAAGAATGGGAAGAACGGTGGGAAGAATGGTGGGAAGAATGGTGGGGCTACTGGAGTAACTGAGTTGGAAGCAGCAGAATTATCAGATGTTGCTTCAATTTGTCCAGCAGAATCTAAATTTCTTAATGCAACAACAAATGTATATCCTGTTCCATTTGATAAACCTGTAACAGTGATTGGAGAACCTGAACCTGTAGCAGTTATACTACCTGGGCTTGATGTTACAATATAGCTAGTTCCAGCTGGTTTTCCTAAATATGACGGTGCTGTGAAAGTAACAGTGGCTTGTGCGTTTCCACCTGTTGCTGATCCTATGGTTGGAGTTCCTGGTTTACGTCCACCAGAAGAAGAAATAATTCCTTTATTCTTTGCACTCATTACTTTAAGCCTCTCATTCGTACTGCCTTCATATGAACATTATATACTATTATTTAACATTTTCTACCTGTTCCCATTTATTTAGTGGGCAGGATGCAATAGCTAACTTAGTTTTAAGATTCATGATACATCCACATTTTTTACACTGGCTTGTAAGTTTAATAAGTTCAGGGCATTTCTTACATATAGCCATACGGCTATCTGCAATTTCATCTGATACCTTCTGCATAGCTGGATTAAACAAGTCCCATGGTTTTGCTGTACGGTTATACGGTTTTGACATTTTTATCCCCTTTTAATAACAAACGTAAGAAACTTCAACTGTACAGGTACAAGTACTGCTCCAAGCTATAACATAATCACACGGACCTTGTGGTTCGTTATTTGTTCCTGTTGCACATACTGTTCCTGGAGTACATGGTAAAAATGTTGGGAAGAACGGGAAGTAAGGGAAGAACGGAAAGAATGGTGGGAAAAACGGTCCTGGAACAACGGGTGTTACAGAATTAGATGCTTCTGAAGATAAAGAATCTACAACTCCATTGTTTAACTTAACAGTAAAAGTATATGCGGTTCCATTAGTTAACCCTGTAACTGATATTGGAGAAGTTGATGAAGTTCCAGTTATTGCACCTGGATTTGAAATTGCAATATAACTTGTTCCAGTTGGTTTTCCTAAATAAGATGGAGCAGTAAAAGGAACACTTACTGTTTGTGAAGCTGAAGTAGTGGCAGTTCCTATGGTAGGTATTCCTGGCTGATGCCCAGCAGATCCTTGTGCCCCCATAAGGATAAATGACATTTTAAGCTACCAAATCGCCTAAAGCAACCCATGTATCTGTAGCACGTTTAACCAATACAGCTGATGACCATTGAGTTCTTAGCTTTAGTCCTGGTGTAGCATTAACGGTAACTCCACTTGCTGCAGTAAGTGTTGTTTGTCCAGTGTTAGTTTGAAGAATTAATATTTGTGTGCCGATAGGAAATGCTTGAGATGCATTAGTTGGAATTGTTAGTGTGTTGGCTGAACCAACTGAAACCTCTACAATTTTTGAGGCATCAGATAAAACTAAAGAATATGATGCTGTTTGTGCATTTGTTGCTATATTAATTACTGGAGCAGTTAATGTTTTTCCTGTAAGTGTAACTGTATTAGTTGCAGTAACTGATGGCGTTGCCCATTCAAGTCCTGTTGCAGTTCCAGAGTTTGCAGTTAATACAGTACCGTTTGATCCAACAGTTAACAAAGACACTGTAGATGCAGCTGAAGCACTTAGTAATGAACCTTTTGCTGTATAAAGGCTTGGATCTAATCCAGAAATACCATCAATTTGAGACTGAAGATCATTAATTGTATATGCAATTGAGGGGTTTACAAGGTTTGCAGTATTTGACTCTGCTGTATCAAAAGTATATGATCCGTAGTGATAAACCCTTAGAGCTGCTTGTATATCAGCAGCATCTGAATAGCCTGGAATCTTTGTTGGAACTAGTGTTCCTATACTTTCTGCTGCCATTTTTCACCTCTCAAAAATTATACCATAATTAAATAACTATTGATATAAAAATATGCGTAACAACCTCTCCAGATAAATTTGACCAAGTTCCAGTTGTGCTTTGGACTGCTTTAAAATTAATAACAAGGTTTTCTGAACCCGATAAAGCTGGAATAGCCATTGAAGAAGCTATTGGATTTGTATGAGAAATACTATATTGAACGTTAAAGTTTGATGATGTTAGTGGTGCTCCAGAAACAGTAACAATGTCATTTATTGGAATAGTTATTTGTGCTGCACCACTTGTATATGTTGTCAATATGTTTTTTGAGTAAATTGCAGGACTTATTTTAAGTGTTTCTACCCAAACATTTCCACCAGGCTCTGATCTATATTGATACATATATCCATAGTCAACACCAGGAGAAGTATTTATGTACATATCGTTTAATTCTATTTGTTGTCCAATTTCAATTGTATTTGGATCTCCTACTCCAACAAAAATTTGACTACCACGATCTCCTTGTGGACCTATGTCAACTGAAAGATCAATGGTTGACGGTGGACCAAGAATGGTAATGTCGTCATTAGATAAAACAACATCTGTCATTAAACTGCACCAGTTACGTCATCTTGAACTGTAATTGTTCCAGTAAGTAAAGTATAAATAACATCTGGATCTGGGGTTGTATTTGTAACTTGAACATCATAAACATAAGAACCACTACTTAGCGATCTTCCTACCGATGGATTAATTGTACATGTAACTATGTCTAGCGATGTATTTACAGTTGCACTTGCTGCATACTGTGTTGCACCAGACCCTCTTTGGTTAGCAATTGTAAAAATTGCTGTAAAACCGTCTAATGGAAAAGTTTCTCCATTTGCTGATTTTGGACGGGCAACAAACTGAAAAGTGTCACCACGATAATACGAAAAATTATATACGCTTGGAAATGCCATTATTCCTCCTAGTTTATTATACCATTAAGAGACAGAGATATACATGCCTTTTAAAAGTATAGTGCTTTCATTGTCTGCTCTAGCCTGAATAATTGCACCTTCTGACTTAATTTTTGAAAGGTTTATATATAGTGTTTGATTAACAGACATATCATAAACATACCTATATTTCAACATTCCAATGTATGCCGTTGGAGACTCTACTTTTGGAGTATAAGTTCTTATCCAAGCCTCTGTGTTATTTGTGTCTGTTGTAATTGTTATATCGTATCTTATGTCTACTTTTGTTCCTATTTTTAACTGTTTAAAATTAATTCTTTGAGTGTAAGAATTCCAAAGCGATACTGATCCTTCTGGCAAAAAATTTAAAATACTTTTATTTTCATCATCATGCATTAAAATATTTACCCATCCATCATCTCCTCTGTCTGGACCAAGTAATAACGGCTTTCTTTCTTTATTTTCATAGTATGCCCATCCTGGATATTGTCCTGATGGACTTTCATATCCTTGTCCACCACCTTTTCCAGGTTCCCCTTTAGGACCTTGTGGGCCATCTTTGCCGTCTTTTCCCGTAAGTCCCCTCTCGCCCCTTGGACCCTCTGGTCCTTGTGGTCCTGGAGGGCCTTGTTCGCCTTTTTCCCCTTGGTTTCCTGGAACAGCAATATACTCGGTGTTACTTAATTCTATGCTTTTTGTTGATTTAACTGTTTCTGAATATTTTGTTTTTGGACCATCCATATTTTTTGATATGGCCATAAGACTATTTCTTTACTTTAAAAATAGTCCCATTAACTTTTATTAATGGTGGAAGCTTTGGGTTAGTGTCTTTAATTTTAATTATCATTTAAGAAACTCCCCCAATAGTGTTTCTTGTATTTCCTGGAGATACATCTCCTAATACGCAAATTGTTCCAATAACTGGTGTCCAGGTAATTGTTGATGCTCCATCTGGAACTATTGCCTGTAGGTCAAAAGATAGCTCTGCCACTACTGATCTATATTTTATTCCCCAATTTTCTGTTACAGATGCTGGGGCACTTACTGTTACTACTGATCCATCAATAGAAACTTCTAGCTCATCTAGAACATCTGTTATTGGATCATAGGCGGTGGCAGCAAATGCCCATCCATCTGTATCAAATTCTGTAACTTCATTATTTTCAAGAAATGAAACTGTAAATGAAGCATAGTCTCCACGAACAACTGTCCATTGTATATTTGCTGGTGTAGCGCCAAATTTTTCTATTGTAGGAGAGCACATATAAGGATTATATCATATTAAATGACTAAGCCCCTAGGGGCAGTGGGGGGTGGGTAGAGAGCAACCTAGGGGCCAGCCATACAAAGTATAACATTATATTCTTTAAAAATACCAGAGTATAAAGATTTTATAACTTTTTGTTATATTTTTATTTGTTATCAAATTGTTATTGTCTTAAATGTCCGTTTTGTTATGTTATGTCTATTAGGCCAGGGTATTGGATAGTGTATACTTAAAATATATAAGAAAAGAGATATAAGCAAATAAGGTTTTTAAAATATCTTTTATATATTATATATAGTAAATTATTTAGAATGATCTTTTAAATGTTCAACAACAAGATCAAATATTTTGTCAGTTTTTTCTTCTAAGCGATTAACGGAATCTTTTAGTGATGATCCAGAATTTGGTTTAAGTTCACTTAGGTAATGTTTTACAAGCCATTTGATTCCGCCAGCTACAATAACAAAAATTGATAAAAGTGATAATACTAATGCAGCCCAGTCTTGTAGAGTCATAAGTATAATTATATCATTATATAAGATAAAAAAAATATTTTTTAAAGTTCGCCCGAATTACAAAGCCGATTTTAAGTTCGCCGAAATAGAGATTAAACAAACCACATACCTACAAACCTTGGATACACGTATCCACCTATGTAGACATATCTGGTGATCTTTGGTATACTGGTTTGATGGTAGAGACAATTAGGAATATATTACAAACCTTCCTTCCTGCAAAATTAAAAACACATCACATGTTATATCGCCTGCCTGCAATTGCAGAATTTTTAGAAGAGCTTATTGCCCAAACCTTAAAAGATAATGGTTTGGAAAATGACTGGAAGCCAAATAGATCTCATACCGTATCCAAAGATCTTACCCTAGAGACGGGTCAATCATTTTCAATCAAGTCTGGAGTCTATGACCCAAAAAAGGGTACATTGAGATTTTCGGGGAGCAGATTAGGAAAACATGACACATTAGAACAAATGGTAGAGGCAATAAATGATACACATGCTGATTACTATATATGTCTAGCAAAGGTAGAATCGGATTGGTCTAATATACCCGAAAAGGATGAAGATAAGAAATATCAGCTATTTGTATTTGAGGCTTCTATGCTAGACTATAATGGTGTATGGGGAGTTAGAGAGTCTAAAAAGGGTGGTTTTAAATACGTTATGGATATACAAGGAATGCATGCAAAGATAAGTCCGTCTATGTCGTATCAATTATGGACTACCGTTTCTAAATCGCTAATAGGCGAGCCAGAGGTGTTAATTGTCTAAAAGTTCTGACGAATCTAAGGATGTTACTATAGGTGATTGGCTTAAGCCTTCTACGCCTAGGGCGTCAGAGGAAATTGTTAACTCCCGTTTGAAAATTTGTAATGAGTGTGAGCATTTTAAAAAGAATGGATCCCGTTGCAAATTGTGTAAGTGCTTTATGAAGTTAAAAACCGAGCTAGAGCAAGCTCGTTGTCCTATAGGAAAGTGGTGAAAGAAATGAATGAACAAGAAATACTTTTATTTATGCTAGATAGCATTAGAGACGATAATTATGATATGGCTATCAAAGCTGGAATGAGCGAAGATCAGATAAAAGAGTCTTTTCAGCAAAGCCATCCGTCTCTTGTTTTTATTGTTCAAAACCTATACAATAGAATGAAAGAACAAGAAATAATTGCATCAAAATTGTAGTATAATTAAGACAGCTAACTAAGGAGAAAACATGAATAAAGAACAAGCAGTAGAAATCATGGCAACATTTGTACAGGAAAGCATTGCAGAAAGACCAAGAAATAAAACACTAAGAGCCTATACAGAAACATGTTCAGATCTATATGATGTTATGAAAGAGCAAGGAATTATTGCTTAGGCAACACAAAACAATTAACATAATTAAGGAAAAAATATGAACAAGCAAGAAGCAGTAGAGTTATTTGCAACATTTTTGTTTGAAAGTAATCTTAATAGACCAATAAATAATATAGAACTGGCTGAAGAAAGAAAAGCAAAAATTAATACTCCAGAAATGAAAGAGTTTTTTGTTGGAGAAGCTACAAATTTCTATGAGTTTTTAGACGATAACGGACTTATTGTAAAACCTTAGTTTGTTTGTGTTTGATCCCAAGAAACAGGTCTGCCCATATTGTCGGTTATCTGTATAGTGTTAGATTCACATTGACAGTCTTTACATACCGTTTCTGAAAAAATTTTCGTAGCTAGGTTTGCTGGTTCTTCTAGCTCAAACCAGTTTTCAAAGTTATCTAATATGGCCATAAATTAAGTATACCGCAAAATCTGAAAATATTTTCATTTTACCAAAATCTGAATATTTCTGTCAGATGTACGATACATACATTAGATAGGGAAATCTAGAAAACATAGTGAGCACGTATACCTAGTGCCCCCAACTATCCTAGCATTTGCAAGGATCTATTCTGATACTACCCTCATCAAAAATAATGATGCCTGTGTCTCCACAGGACTCGCATGTGTGTGCATACATCGCTGACTTCATTTAGTTATCTTCTTTCTCTTATAAAATTTATACCCTGCAAATACTAGCGCACTAGTAATAATCAACTGCCATGAGATTGCAACATAGCACCATTCTGTATCAAACATAAAACCATAACGACCTAATTCAATAGTAAAGAAACCTTCACTCATTTAGTTATCCCAACACTTAGGGCAAGTAATAACATCATCACTTGCAAAGATTTCGCTTGACATTTTGGTGTCGCATAGGCGACATGAAAGAGTTATCATCTAATCACATACCAATCAAAAACACTAGAGATGCAGGGATAACAACCATACACATGAGTAAAAGGATACCCTCTAACTCTTCTGTAAAGGCCCACTCTATTTCAAATTTAATTCTGTCTATAATAGCGTTTATCATTTAATAATTCTCCTTAGTTAGTAGCGCAAATAGTAGCGAATAAAGCAATGAATGCTAGTAGTAGTAGTTCCATAATTAGTTCTCTACCTTTCCTAGCAGGTAATCGTTATTGAGAGGTTGTGAACCAAGAGAGAACATAGCCTCAATCTTGGCCTTATCTTTCTCACGCTGTATTGCATAGCGTTCTTGTTGTTCTTTTCTTATTCTTTCTAGTGTATTCATTGTGAACACCTTTCTTTAGTTTGTATAGTAGTATCCTATACTATAGGGCTGACATTTTCAACTCTATTTAGGCTTGTGTCTGTGTGTTTTGCATCACATCTACTTACCCTGTTATTTAATTGTTATAGGAGTATCCTAACATATACCGCCCCAAAAGTCAAGTCCTAGCACGGCGTGTCTGGTGTGATATGCGCCACATCCAGCCCGAGCTATTTTTGTGACCTACCTCACATGTGTTCTACGTCACAATGTCTAGAATGTCCGAATTATACCCCCCAATTTGTCAGTGGTCTATGTTAGACTTCTAGGTATAGAAGGTTAAAGTATAACCTAAAGAAAGGTGGTCTCAAATGACTACATTAGAACAATTCAGAAATGAGCAACAGGCTCAATACAAAATCAACCATGAAATTCAAATGGCTAAGTATCCATGGATTCGTGAAGCGATTAACGCTTCTAAAGAAATGGAGAATAACTAATGATAACTCTTAATTGTAAATTGTGTAATGATAAAATGTCTAGCATTTATTTTGAAATAGATGATGTAATTACTTGTCCAAAATGTTGGGAGAAATAAATTGTTAGTTGTAATGATGTTACTTATTTTATTTGGTGTTATTGAAATTCTTAATACGCAATCTACTGAATAAAAAAACTCGGGCAGCTGTGATGTAAAACACATTTAAGATACGGCGTGTCGTCTTGACTTTTTGAACTTTATGGTGTAGTATTCTCTTATACAAATAAATAAGGACAGATTAGGTAATGAGCCTAGCAAATAAATGTGACCAGTATCACAGTGAGCCTAGCGAATAAATACCCTAATTTGTCAGACCCCTCTGATAGGATAGTCTTATCAAACTAACGAAAGGAAGTCAAAGAATGACTTACACTGTAACACTAGAAACCTTTTCAGGTTCAACAAAAAAAATCGCTATGCCTAGCAAAGGTGCGGTTGCTCAATTTATTTCACAGTATCCAAACACTCTACCTGTTGGCGTTGCTGTAAAAATCTCATGTGACGCATTGGGCGTTCGTGGAACACTTAGAGGAAAGGCTTCTATCTAATGGTAAAAATTGAACACTCTCTAAAATTCGTAACTGAGGTTGACGAGAATCACCCAATAGGCATTCGCTTGCTTTCACTTCCTGATAAAATGCAAATCGTAATGCTTGAATCTATGCTAAAAGAAATGCTAGTACCTTTCTTAGAGCCTGAAATTGAACGCATAAATGAAAATGGGTCCTACGCAATTCTAAAGGTGGCAGAATAAATGATGACACGTAAAGACTATGTTGAAACTGCAAGAATTCTAAATAATTTTGTTGATGTAATTGACAAAAATGATTTTGATGAATTAGTTTTTGAATTTAGCGAATGGTTTGCTTCTGACAATCCTAGATTTGATGAAAGCAAATTCTATGATGCTTGCATTGACAGTCAAGAATTTCTTGCAACACTAAAATAAAAATAAAAAACCTAAGCAAGTTTTAAAACTGCTTGATCTTTTCAAGTAAAAAAGCTCGGGAAAAGTTATCCACAGGCTATTAAGTGTGATTAAAAACACACCGCAAAACCCCTAAATGGATTTGCTTTTGTCAGCCAAAAATGATAGGATTACAGAGTAATAAGTTAATTAAACAAAAAGAAAGAGGTGCCACTAATGGCCACTAAACTATACACAATAGAAAACCTACTAATAGGAAAAAACTATCGCTCCAAAAATCGTAACTTTGAGGGTGAAATTGTACATGCAGAAAAACGACCAGAGATTTTCTATGGTAATGAAACTGAAGCGTATTTAATTCAAGTAAAGACCCCTTCGTATTTGTCAGACCGCTATGCTACTGTTGCAGTAAAGGTTGGTGAATAATGAACGATAATACCTGTGTTGATTGTAACGAAAATGAAGCCTTAGATGGCTTTCGTTGCTTTGATTGCGGAATGGACAAGAACTACCTAAACATGTTAGACTCAGAACTTACCTTAGATTGGACAGAATAATGGAATACAATTACTCACTTACTACTTCTTATGACGGAACACTTATACATACCCTGCGAAGTGCAGACATGCTTGAAATAGTAGATGCTTGGAATAAATGCGTAGACCATGGCGATGCTCTTGAACACGCAACCTATAACTTATCAGACCCTAATGGAAAAATGTTTACTAAAATCTTTTTTCGTGATGGAGAGGTAAGTGTTAAATAATGGATACAGATGCTATGCTTTGGAAGATAAATAGTTTTATTGGCACACTAAGCGCAGATGAGATAGATTTGTTTAATGCAGACCTTGAAGATGCAGTTAGCGGAGTGATTGAAGATTGGGAAGGTAAATAAATGGGAAGTAGTACAGCAATTGACTTAGCAGAAAACATTGACATAAGCCTTGAGCAAGCAATTGGTTATCACTTACAGGGTAATCACTATCCACCAGTACCGCTTAGCATGGTGCAGCCTTGCATAGATGCTATTGACGCATACTATGATGAGGACTATGAGAGATTTATTGCTATGCCTGAAGGCGTATTCTATAAAGGCATGAGTCACGCCCCAGCAAATGCAATTATTGAACAACACCACTTAGAGTTTTGGCTTCCAGAGGTAGATGAATAAATGGCTGCTACAATAATGAACGTGGAACTTATAAAAGCTGATGTACTAACAGTTGACGCACTAGAAATTGGTGATTTCATTTCTTATAACGATGAGATCGTAGAAGTGTTATTTATTGAAAGTGATTCAACGGGAGATAACTATGACATTCAAATTGTAAATGACTTTGGTGAAAAAGAAGTTGTACAGTTTGCCTTTAATGAAGTTGTTGATTGGTATGTTTATTTAGATTAGTAAGCCCGAGGAAATTCGGACATTTGGGACACAATTAAGATAGTTGACATTTTTCCCATAAATTGGTATTATTATTACATGACCCAATTATTGCGCTCTAAAGATAGAAAGGTTGCTAATGCGGTATCCCCAAATGGCAAAACAGCCACGATTGCTAACACTTTTGGTTTACCTGCTGGGAGGGACTATTCTTGCCCTGGTGCTACTAGCGTTTGCGAAAGTGTCTGCTATGCTGGCAAGTTAGAAAAACTATTTCCTGGAGTAAAGAAAAACCTATTACATAACTGGGAACTACTACGCAATGCAGATGAGCCCACTATGGTTGATCTATTAGAAAACATGATTGCAGAGTTTAGAAAAGACTGCGTAAAGCGCAATGCTAAATTATTATTCCGTATCCACTGGGACGGAGATTTCTTTAATGATAAGTACACTAGAGCGTGGCAATATGTCATTCTTAATAATACAGACATTCAATTCTGGGTATACACTAGAGTTAGATCTGCCGCAATAATACTAAAAAACATCCCTAATCTATCTCTATACTATTCTACAGATAGCGAGAATAAAGAAATTGGGATTGAACTTAAAACTAATGAGGGTATTCGTTTAGCATACCTTGCCAAAAATTTTGCAATAGGTCAAGCGGACATGAAAGCTTTAACTGCTAAGCCTGGAGCAAAGTGTCCTGAAAACCTAAAGGCTATACCCCTAATTTCACAAAGTGGAAGCGCTTGCGTTTCTTGCGGATTGTGTGTATACTCAAAGAGCGACATAGTGTTTTCAGCAACAAAGAAATGAGGGCAAATGGAACTATTCACAATTACCCTATTATTCATAATCCTTATGAGTGCAGGCATGGGGCATAAAAGGTGACATAAATCACATACCCTGAGCGTCTCAAAATGTGAGAAATCTCAGATAAATGTTGAAAATGTCAGTAGGAAATGTTACACTTAATACATCAACAAAAACAACAAAGGAGAAACAAATGACAGTATCAGTAGCAACATACAAGGTAGGCGACACTTTCACTTCACAAAAGTCAAAGGTCACAGGTATCATCACAGAAATCAAGCCAACAGACAAGAACACCGTTCGTGTTAAGTTAGATGTCAATGGCTCACCACGCTGGACAACATGGAAAGCAAACTAATTAGCCACTAGGCTAGTATCCTGAGCATGATGTAAAACTGCTCAACACACCCCCCCTAAAATCCACCATCAAACAAAGGACAGAAATACATGGCAAGAGGAAAAGCAATTAGCGTAAAGATACCTACGGCAAGAGTTATCAAAGCACTAGAAACTAAATTAGCAGAACTAGAAAAAGACTATGCTAATCAAGAAGTTAATGAAACAAAGTACAAGAAGGCTTACGAGAAGTGGCAAAAAGAAATTGGCAAGTGGGCTATTGACCGTTTCTCAAATGCTGAGAACATCAGAACAAACTATCGTGCTTGGAACTCAACACTCAATGTTGATTTTGACATCAAAACTTTAGGTGAGGACTTTCCTAAAGAACCTGAAAAGGACTATGTTGAAATCCATCAACACTCTTATCGTGAGCAGAAAGAGGAAATGTCTAACGCTATTCGTATCCTCAAGATGACAGATGAGGAAGTAGTTAATACTTCTACATACAATGCGGTTGCTCGTTATCTCTAACTAGATGGGCAAGCAAACGCCCTGATACTACTAACAACCTGAGTAAGTTGATAAACTGCTCACACAACTTAATACCACCACAAACAAAGGAAAACAAATGACACTACACGGATACACATACCAAATTGGTGATCTATTCACTACAAGCAAAACAGGCGTTACAGGTAGAATTGTAAAGTTCTCACCAATGTCTAACAAGGTAACTAGAGTTGCCCTTCGCTTGTCTAATGGTCAGCAACGCTTAGCTATGGTAAAAACCTCTAAGTGAATAATTAGTGAGGGGGCATTGCAATTGTCAGTGCCCTCCGCTATACTTAAATTAATCAACTAACAGAAAGAGGCCCCCATGGACCAGGTACTAATAAACGCAACAACAGACTATCTCCAATTAGAGTTAACAAAAAAAGAAGAAACAATCAACAGTCTACAAGAGCACATTCAGAAAGTAACTCAACGTTCATATGGTGAGGCTGCAGAGCGTAACCGTATTACTAATGAAATGCAAGAGTGGACGCTTGAAGCGCTAGAGGATGAAACAATTACAGAAGACATTGCAGAAGCAATTGCAAACATCTGCGGTTTTGATTTAACAAAAGAATTTGAATTAGAAGTTACAGTTCAATATTCAGTTACAGTCAATGCACGTGATGAAGAAAGCGCACAGAACTTAATTCATGACATTGATTTTGATTCAGTGTCTTATCCTGAAGGTGTTGAGTATCTATCATCCACTGTTGACAGAATAGATATTTAGTAGGGGGTCTACTAATAAGATCCTGGGTATGATTTAAAACTGCCCTTTAAATTCCCAAAAAAATCTCGGGGACCATGTGATGAATATCACTTTACGTAAGCTTAAGAAAATGTCCAAATTGTCCCATGATTAAGTATCCTGATTTGCATTTGTCAGCCCTATCATGTATAGTTATCTTATCAACAACAATAAGGAGAAAAACTCATGGCACATGACCTAGAAACACAAAACGGCGTTGCATCTTTTGCATCATTCCGTGAACCTGCTTGGCATGGATTGGGTACCGTATTCACAGAAGAAAAAACCACACAGGAAATGTTAGACCTTGCTAACCTTTCTAAGTGGAATGTTCGTCTTGAGGATTTGGAAACCCCATCACACTTAACAAGCGATAAAAACTATCAGTACGTTTTGCGTACTAATCCTACAGACAATTCACAGACAGACATCTTAGGTGTCGTTGGTGAGCGTTATCATGTTATGCAAAATGAAGACTTATTTTCATTTGGTGATAACATTCTAGACGGTGGTGGACGTTGGGAGACCGCTGGCTCAATTAAAGGTGGACGTGTTGTATTTGGCGCATTGGCATTAGAGCGTGAAACTGTTCTAGACCCTAATGGCGTTGCAGATGTTGTAAAAACTTATCTGCTAATCAATACATCTCATGATGGCTCAATCGCAATTCAAGCAAGCATTACACCCGTTCGTGTTGTGTGCGCTAATACTCTCAATCTTGCATTGGGTAGCATCAAAAAGAAAAATGGTGTCAAGCAATCCTTCAAGATTCGTCACACACAGACAGCACAAGGTAAGATTCAAGTTGCACGTGAGACTTTAGGTCTTGCACATAAATACATGGATTCATTTGATGTTATGGCTAATGCTATGATTTCAAAAGAAGTCAACGCTAAGCAATTCAATGACATTATTCTTGCTGCTTATCCTAAGCCAGAAAAAGATGCTAAGGGTGCAATCAAGAAATGGGAAAACAAAATAGATGTTATCAATGACATTTATACAGGCGAGTTTAACGGTATGATTGCTGGTAACGCTTGGGGTGCTTTCAATGCACTAACAGAGCGTTTAGATTGGTACCGTTCAGCACGTGGTGGCAATAACGAATCTATTCTTGCAAGTGCTAGCGGATTTGACCCTGCTATCAATGCAGAAAAAAATCGTTTGCTAAAAGTTGTACAGAATGTTATGCAACTAGCATAATAAAATTTCCTGAGCATGAAATAAAACTGCTTCGCTGGTCCGTTAGCTCAGTTGGTTAGAGCGCTACCCTGTCACGGTAGAGGTCACGAGTTCAAGTCTCGTACGGATCGCAAAAGTTTGGCTCGGGTTTTTAAACTAAATAATCTAACATAAAAACCTTATTAAGGGGATATGATATTTTTCCCAAAACCCTATTAAGACAGAGTTGCTTTTTTCCCATATCTAGGCTACAATTAATATATCCACCTAATAGAAAGAAACCACCATGCCAAACTGGGTATATAACGGATTAACTGTAGAAGGTAATCCTGATTCCGTCAAGAAAATGATGGAGCAACTTAATCAACCATTTACTGTAGTTCATGATTCATGGGATATAAGCACTAACACATTCATGAAGAAGAATACTCTTTATCCAAAACCTGTCTTTGCATTTTGGAACATTGTCAAACCTACTGACCTTGATGCATATCATAATCAACCAAAGCACAAGCCTGACCAGCCATTTGATATGTCAGGTGATGATTGGTATAACTGGAACCTTCGTAATTGGGGAACCAAGTGGGATGTAGCAGTATCTTCAACTGATAACCTGCCTAATACATATATGGAAGAAACCGCTAATGGAGATAACCATGTTGTCTTCTATAACTTTGAGACTGCATGGGGAGTTCCTGATAAGGCTTTAGTTAATCTATCATCTCAGTACCCTGATTTATTATTTACTTTGTCATATGAGGAAGAGACAGGCTGGGGTGGTGAGTTTGAGATTCTGCGTGGTGTAGTTCTTGAGGGCAGTTCATATAACTGGAAATGTCAGGCATGTGACTATATGGAAACAGGAGACCCTGCAGACAATTGGAGCGATGAGCATGATGATATTATTTGTCCAAAATGTCAGTACCCTTTGGTAGACTTAGAAACTAAAGGAAAGGTAGAGGCATGAGAACCATTGATGAATTAGTTAATGAGATATATGAGGATAACTTCTCACATTTTGATTTAATAGAAAATATGAATAGCGGAGACTGTGACTGCTATCTACATAAAACAATGGAAACAATAACAAAGTATTGGTGGGATGAATGATGTTAGGTTATACACAAAGAGATTTAGCTGATATGACCTATGGGGTTTATCAGGCTGATTTGTTAATCAATGCAGATGAGAATCCTGCTATTCATAATTATTTAGTTACCGCTCATGATTTCTTACAAGGCTTATGGGCAGAAGGGTACTTTGACTAATGACATATAAAGTAGTTATTGAGGTAGTTGGTGGAGTAGCACATATTGCTGAATGTCCACCTGAAGTTGAAATTGAGATAAGGGACTTTGACTAATGTGGACTAGATATGATTATGTATGTACTAACTGTGATGCTTTAATTGAAGTTACCGCCAAAGCTAGGCATAGACTAGACCCTGACTGTATTTGTGGAAATGGGTTTGTTATTAATATTGGCACATCTCCAGCCTACGAACCAGTAGTAAAGACTGTGACCAAGGACACAAAGCCAGGGCTTGTCAAAATCAACACCAACCCCTATAATTAATATATGGACCTAAACACACTTAAAGAATATATCAACATACATAAAATCTCATTGGAGCAAGATGTTGAAGACGCTAACAATGATATACCAATAGCAGACGATGAGTACTATGAATCAGACGCTTACTATGAGGGAGCCATTGATACCTGTAATCACTTATTGGAGTATATAAATGAATAACATGACTCTTAGTCCCCGCCTACAAAAAATGGTAGACATGGGAGAATCAGGTACAGACATCCTCCATGGTGAACTAAAGAACCTAATGCTTGACGCTGAGCAATCATATATGCAGGGGGAATCAAAATACCATGAGGGTATGCTTGACGCCTATGCAACTGTATATCAATTAACATATGAACTAGCATTTGCGATTGGAGAACGCCGTGAAGCCAGGGGATAAAGATAAACTAAACCAATGTCTAGATATCTTAGATACAACAGATCTTGGTCTATCTATGGTCTGGCTATGGACCTGGAGCACAATTAAAGGTCTTATGAAAGATGAGCAATATAAGTTCACCAAATCAGAAGATGAGGTTTGGCAAATGCTTACTGAGGCTGTTACGAAAGGATATGGATTTTCCCTGGAATATGGGGCAGAGCAAAACTATGAGGACATCCAGGACTGGCTCTTGAATAATGAGATAATGATTGATCTTATGTTTGAGGACGATGAAGAAGATGATGATAATTTGACATCTGACCTACAAAATGCTATCATTAAATAAACCACTACGAAAGGAAATACCATGACAAAATACACAGTAGAAGTAACTCATGACCCAACCAATACCACTATGACTTTTGTTCTAGATACAGACGACAATGATGTGCTTGATGAGGTCTTTAGTGAATTATCCGTTACCGCTTTAGAGATTGAGGAATAACATGGGAGCAAGAATTAACTTTGTATTTAAAGACTCAGAGCCAGCAATAGGTGAGCCATATGCATATGTGGTCCTATATAGTCACTGGGGACAAGATGATTGGCAGACTGACATTGCATGTGCACTAAAGCATGCTGCTCCTAGGTGGAGTGACCCTTCATATGCAACACGTATGATGATTAGTTATTTGACGCAGCATAACATCCTGGATGAAACAGGCTTTGGTATTTATGCTATTAATGATATCAATCAAGACCTAGGGGAACAAACAATCATAATTGATTTTAGCAACAAAACAGTTACAGATATACATTCAGTAACATGGGATAATTTTATCCAGGCATACATGCCAACGTTAACAACTATCTAAGGAGAGATCTAATGGCAACAAAGAAGAAAGCTCAACCAAAAACATTCTCATATATTGAGACATGGGATACACGCTATGGTTTAAGCAAAAGAGTGGTTTTGCGTAAGGGTGGAAAATTCGTAGATAATACGTCCCTTGGCGCACCTAAGCGGAAGAAAAGGGTCTCTTCTCGCTAAGTAACAAACGGTGGGGGGCGAACTGTGGTGGGTTGCTCCCCACCTTCTTTTTTGATACAATGAAAGGATGAGAATAATGCGTGGTCATAAACTTGGTATAAGCAAGGAAGAAAAGGTTGCGCTATCTATTGGTAAACTCTTATCTGATTTTTCATTAGACCTAGAAGCAATAGGAAAATACATGGCGGTATCAAATCCGTATGTTATTTATTGCAGGGCACTTGAAGTATTAGAAGCAACAGAATACAACTATACAACAAAGCAATACAGAGAGATAGGAAAGTATTACAGCGAATCTGATTTCCAGTAAAGTGGTTTGACCAAACCCGCCTCACTTTTTGTGGGGTGGGTGGGGCCCCGAGGAAATCTATACAAATTGGACATTATGGACAAACCTTATTTTCTCCAAACCTTATTACGAAGAAGCTAAATTTTTCCCCGAAGTTGGACAAACCTTCAAACCTTATTTTTGAAAAAGACATTAAGAAGGTTTTTCAAAAAATCGTGGAACTTATTTCCAAACCTTTATATCTACAAACCTCATATACAGGTGTATAATATTTTTATGACCAGAAACTATTTCTCTAGAAGAGGTGGACCATACTTTGTTAGTGATGGTTTCTCTCAACACACTGATCTTCCTACTACTAGGGTTTCTACTATAGCTAGGATTAAGTCTTTCTTTAAGTCCCGCTTTAAATCCCGCCCTAGCGATCAGTAATAATCCTGTAAAACATATTACGACGGGACCTAAAAAATCCTGGAACTTAAATCAATACCCAAACTCCCTAGTATAAGATACTATAAAACCATCAAACCTTTTATCTGGTTTTTTTAAATAAATAACAAACCTTTCTATATTTTTTTCTGGTTTTCTATATATTTTTCCTGCAAATTTGAGCAAATTTATATAGGGTTTTTAAGCTATAAAGGTTTGACAATATGAAGGTTTGGGGGTATAATCCGCTTGAAAGGTTTGCAGAATATAAGGTTTGGAAGGTTTGGGGTTGGAGGTTTTTCCGCCAGAGGATTACGGCCCCCTTCTATAGATGCGTAATAACCCACTATCCTCCACTTTCCTCCATTGCAAACCACATCTTAAAAATATCAGTAAGATTTAATTGTGGATAAACCTGTGGATAACTATAATGTTTATGCCTATTTGACATGTGGATAACCTATCTGGTATTATAGAATGATGCTAACAATACTATTAATTTTAATCACATGGTATGCCACTAAGGTGTACTATACAAAAACCTTGACCATCCAAACACTTTATAAAAATCCATCTATGGATCATATCCAATGTTCAGGATGTTCTCAAACCATCTACACTAATAAAGAAAACTTTCGTAATCCATACTACTGTTTGGCATGTGGATAACTCTTGTGATATCATTAACATATGAAGAATACATATAAGTGTCCAGACTGTGCTACATCCATTATTATTGATACAAAAGTACATGATCTTCCAGAGTCAATCATCTGTCCTTGTGAAACCGTCATGCCATTAAAGACATCTAAATAAATATCAAACCACCTTATTGACAGATAGATAGCCCATCTGATATGATGGATATATGACACATAACTGTACCTATGAA